GTAACATGGACAACAGACGTGGTTGGCGATACCGAATACAGTGGCTCATGCTACATCACATCACTTGAAAAAACTGATGGACTTGAAGAATCAAGCACATTTTCAGTATCATTTGAAGGAACTGGTGCAGTGACAAAAGCAACTGTGTAAGAAATTGATTTTTGTTATATTGTGAGAAATGGGGGATGGGGGTAACTTCATCTCCTTTTTTTATATTTGTAGCATGATAAAAATTAATAACAAAGAGTACAAGTTTAAATTCGGTTTCAAAGCATTGTTAATGTATGAAAAAGAAACTGGTTCATCAATTTCAGAAATGGGTGAAAATGTGACAATGAACATGATTGTTGAAATTGCATATGCTGGAATGAAGGCATCAGGTGAAAAGGTCACAAAAGATTTTATAATTGATGCAATTGATGATGACATGGGTTTAATTAGTGTATTCACTGAAGCAATGCAAAATGATTTGAGTGCATTGGGTAATTTAAAGGTTGAAGCAAAAAAGTAAAATTGCCATTGATTAATTTCATAAGGGGGTTTGTGTTAGGTGCGTTGAAACAAACTCCTTTGTGTTTAGATAATTATTCGATGGTTGACATTTGGGATGCGTACATTGGTCATCGTTTAAACGAGAATATAAATGCAAGATCATTGTGGGAAACTGCAAGATTGGTTTCATATGTAACGTTAAAATCACAAGGGCAAAAAACAATGAAACGACCACAAGACTTAATTAAGTTTGAGTGGGAAGAACAAAGCGGTAAAAAAGGAACAAAATCAAATCCATACACAAAAGCAGAAATTGAAAAATTAAAAAAATTAAAACCAAACTGGTTCAAATAAATGGCAAAAAAAACTATAAATTTCGCTGCAATATTTGACCTGAAAGCATTTAGCGATTCAAGTCAAAACTTACAAAGGGAACTGCGAAAATCAGGAAGAAAAATGCAGTCCATCGGTAAATCAATGACAATGTCGTTGACTGCACCAATTGCAATCATGGGCGGACTTGCAGTAAAAACGTTTGCAACGTTTGAACAATCAATGGCAAAGGTCCAAGCCATTAGCGGTGCAGTTGGTCAAGACTTTCAAAACTTGACAAATCTTGCAAAGGATTTAGGAATTGCAACAAGATTCAGTGCATCGGAAGTTTCTAATTTAATGTTGAATTACTCAAAACTTGGTTTTTCATCCGATGAAATTCAGAAAATAACGGGGGCAACATTAGACCTTGCACTTGCAACTGGTGAAGATTTGGCACGTAGTGCAGAAATTGCGGGGGCAACATTGCGTGCATTTGGTTTGGAGGCAACCGAAATGGTGCATCTAACCGATGTAATGGCAAATTCATTTTCATCGTCGGCGTTGGATCTTGATTCATTTGCGGAGTCAATGAAATATGTTGCTCCAATTGCAAAAGCGGCTGGAGTTTCTGTTGAAGAAACGAGTGCAATGCTTAGTGTATTGGCTAATAACGGAATAAAAGGGTCACAAGCAGGTACAGCACTTAAAAAAATTATATCAGAAATTGGAGCAAGTGGGAAGCCAACAAACGTAGCATTAAAAGAATTAGCAGCAACTGGTTTAAACCTTGCAGATGCTGAAGGTGAAGTTGGTGATCGTGCAAAAGCGGCATTATTAATTTTAGCGGATGGTGCTTCACAAATTGATCCATTAACAGAGGCATACAAAACACAAACTAACGTTGCCAAAGATATGGCAGCAATCATGGATGATACACTTGAAGGTTCAATGATGCGTTTAAAATCAGCAACGGAAGGACTTGCAATATCGTTTGGTGAAATTATGGCACCAGCAGTTGGATTTGTTGCTGAAGTACTTTCAAAGATTGCAATGAGATTTGCGAATGTAAATCCATATGTTAAAACTGCAATCACTGTGTTTGCTGGATTAGTTGCGGTTCTTGGACCATTAGCATTTGCAATTGGTGGTATAAAATTAGCACTTGCAACTTTGATGGCAAATCCCATTATTTTGTGGGTTGTTGGAATCAGTGCTGCAATTGCTGGACTTGTTGCGGTGTTTATGTATGTAAAAGACAATGCACAATTCTTTGCAGATTTCTTTTATAATTTATGGGTTAAGATTGCAAACAACACACTTGATGCGGTTAAAACAATAGCAAAAGGACTTGCAAAGTTTGCTGGGTTATTTGGTATTGATATTGGTGTTGATGAGTTCTTTGATAAGTTTAAACTTGAACCACGTGAAGCAACAAAGGAACTAAAATCATTTAAGGAAACATTAAAAGGTATTAAAAAAGAAGTCACTGGTTTGACACAAGTTGGTAAAGATAGTGTTCTTGGTGTTACTCCTGAAGGTCTAAAAACTGGCAAAACAAAAACTCCTGAAAAACTACTTTCACCAAAAGAAGCAACAAAAAAAGTATCAACTTTAAAGGCTCAAATAAATGACATCATGAAAGGGTTTCAACCTGAAATCATTCCAGTTGTTAATGTTGATAAAATTACTGAACAATTAAAAAAGAAAACTGAAACTGCAAAACATAAGTTTGTTTCAATTGGCGAACAAATTGGTGAAGCACTTTCAAGTGGGTTGCAGAATTTAGTTCAACAAGGTGCAGTTCAACTTGGTGAATTTTTAGGTGATGCATTCACATCAGGTGCAATGATGAGTGACCAACTAAAACAAACTGAAGATCATTATAATAAACTTATTGAAGCTGCAAGGCAAAATGGTGAAGATATAACTAAAATTGAAGAAGAAAAGGCACAAAAAATTGCTGAAATTCAAAAAGGTTTTTCTATGAAATCAAGGGTTGAAGATTTTGGTCGTGGGTTACTTGATTCAATTGGCAAGTTTATGGGTCAATTTGGTGAGGCTATGATTGCAATGGGTATTGCACAAGCAATGTTAAAAGCATCAATCAAAACAATGAATCCAGCGGTTGCAATTCTTGGCGGTATTGCGTTGGTTGCAGCTGGTGCAGCAATATCAAATTTAAGTAAAAAAGGAATTGACACTGGTGGCGGTGGAACTGCACCAATGCCATCAATGGCTGGTGGCGGTGGAATGGGTGCAATGAACACACAACCAATTGCATTGGAAACAAAGATTTCAGGACGTGATTTGATACTGGTTCAAAATAGAGAAAAAGGATTTACAAGATAACAAATGAGTGGTGTAATATTTAGCAGTGAGTTATATTCTAACAATGGCACACGATACAAAGTTGAATTGTTTGGTGATGATTACAACGGACTTCCAAAGGTTGAAATAATTGGCGGAACTGGTAACACATTTTACATCAATAAAGATTGGCGTGATTATTTAGAAATAGGTCAAGACTTATTACTTTACACAAGTTCATCAACACAATCTGCAAATGTCACTGGTATTTTTTCAAATGGAATCACTACACAAATAACAACTAACCAAAGTTATTCAGCATCATACACACATATTGGCTCATCTGACATTGTTGCAAACCAATTTAAACCAACATTTAACCCTGATTTAATTGATTTAAAAACTGAATGGAAAGGTGAAGGAGATGAAATACTTGGGTCAATAAAGTCATCAAGTACATCAGTGACTTTTTCTAATGATGATCGTTACTTTGATAGGTTCTTTGAGCAATACCAAATCACACAAGACAACAAACTTAAATTATTAGTTTATCGTTACACAACGGATTGGGAACTTGATTGGGCTGGTATTATTGTAATGGACCTTGTTCAATGGTCAAACATTGACAAACCAAGACCATATACATTCAAAGCTATTGATGGACTTGATGCACTTAAAAAATACGAGTACACACAAACAACATTATCAGTCAATAAAATACAAAGCAACATATTTGAAATTCTTGACATTCTTGGACTCAAACAATTTTGGGGTTCATCAGATGCTTACATTCGTGAATCAATTGAATATTCATCACGTGTACTTGAGGCAACAACAACAACGGATGATTCACCAATTGATTACACATATATTCCTGATAATATGTTTATCGGTGATACAAACGAAAATCCAGTTCAATACATATCATATTATGATGCACTTAAAGGATTGATGGATTTGTTTAGTTGTCGAATATACCATGCAAATGGTGTTTATTGGATTCAACAAGTAAGAAATTTTGATGCAAGTTCAATCAAATATCGTGAGTATTTAAAAAATGGTACATATACAAATGACACATATACACATCAAAAGTCAGTTGGAAATTCTGGAAGTGAAAATTTAAACATATTAGCTGGTGGCACATTTGGCTATTTTGCTGGAGCATATCGAACACGAATTTTAGCAAAGCAACACATTGAAGGTAAACTTACATTTGGAGCTGGTTTGTTTGTATTTGGAACTGGTGTTTCACAATCAATATCTGCAAACATAGGAACAATAAAAAGTGACGGTGTTGGTCATATAAGGGTTGGGATGCGTGTTCGTTTGGGTAATTTACAATTTGCAAATTATTCAACAAATATTGATTTAGAAATTTATAGTGGCAATAGATACATCAAAGGTGTAGGTAATGCACCACAACTTGAGGGTAAATGGTATGATGATCCAAATTCAACAAATAGAAAATGGACTAAAATTGTAAAAAACACAAGTGGTGATACATATGTTTTTTTTGATACACCAGCAATAAATTTTGAAGCGGATAACATGATTGTAAAAGTAAGTGCTACATATAATGGACCAATTGACACTGGTGTTGCATTTTATATTGACAATGTGCAAGTGTTGTTTCCTGAACTAACAAGTGATGATGAAAACACAATGACTTTAGAAGTAGAAAATCCAAGCGGTTTTTATACAAAGGAAGTTGAACTTGATCCTTTGATTATTGTTGACTCTGAAATTGGAACATCAACTATTGCAAAAATTCAGATTGATGAAAACTATAATAATGCACAATCATTTAGTTTGGTTGAATCAACACAATGGGATTGTGATTTTGACACATACCCACCATTATCATATGCACGTGTTATGGAAGCAATGTCATTACAGACAAAGCCAGTTGAAAAGTTAATGAGTACAATTGTCGGTGATTATTATCCATTCCAATCTTTGGCATACAATGACAAGGTTTATGTGTTTAGTGGCTGCACACGTGATTATGGAATGGATGAGGTAAGCGGTGAATGGTTTGAACAAATATCTGCAAGAACTGGTGTTGCAATTAAAAGAATAAAAGACATTATTGATCCTGATGATATTGACATAAACAATGGTGAAGTTGCAGAAAATACAAATCGAATTTATCGAGGTATTGAAGAACTTACACCAATGTTAAATTCATCAGACACTTATGCAGTGTTCCAAAAAAATAGAGTCATTGACGATGGTGGCGTTTTTGAGGGGGTTGAATTTATTGAAGAATTTTTTCCTGATAATCACGTTGTTCAACAAATAAACATTCCACCATACGAAGGTAACAGGATTTATGAAGGTGATGTAATAAGTGTTGTTAATGCAAACAATAACAATGAAACTGATTATTTTGTTGTGACTGCTGATGTTGAACTTGGTGCGGAGTTCATTCCAGTTGTTCAAAAGGAAACAACCTATCCAATAAGTGAAGGCGACATTCCTGTGTTCAAAAAAGGTGAAGTGACTGAATCAAACAAAGTACGTGCAGACTTATTTCAAATGAAAGGCAATGCACTTCCACCAACTTCAGAAAGCGGTGGCGGTGGTGATTATTTTAAGAATGGTGAATTTATGTTTTATGAACGTCATATTTATTGGCGTGATCAAAATGGTGATTATCATACCTTGCAAGGCAACACTTTTCATCCATAATTATGCCGAAAATGCCACACAAAGTTTATTCATTTAAAGAGGATAAACCAAAGAAAAAAAAGAATTGGTT